AGAGTTTAAGCATATGATTATTTAGGCCAAAAAAAAAGGGGACCGAAGCCCCCTTTTTAATATCTCTGTTAAACAGTGATTACATTATGTTTGATACTTTAACTTTTTGGTAATATCTGTTTGAGTTAGGTGTACCAGAATCAGTGATTCCAGTTACAGCACCCGAAACAGCACCAGTTTCCGCAAAAGGATTAGCAACTAGACCGTATCTAGTTTTAAATCCAATTTTTGGTTGGAAAGTATCTTGACCAACAGCACGAACCATTTGTAATGGAACATACGGACAATAGAACATACCAGCGTCATAAGGTGAAGTACCTTTATAGCCAACTACGTAATATTGACTAGCGCTTGAGTTAGCACTATATGGATCAATGTACACTTTAAATCTACCGTTTAATACACCAGCGAATGTGCTACCAGTGTCGTCAACGTTTAGATTGTTGTTTAATGCAGGCGTGTAATCTAAAACACCAGCCATTTGAAGAGCACTAGCAACATCAGCAGAGCAGATAATCATATTACCTTTTCCACGTCTTGTTCTTTGTGCGATTCTGTTTGCGTCTCTTTCCAATTGGAACATAAGACCTTTGAATCTTTCAACTGACCATCTACCGTTTGAGTCTGTATCTAAATCAAATACACCAGCAGTAGTTGTGTTTGTAGCAGCGCCTTTTTCTGAATTGATATAAACTGATCTTACAACTTCTCTGTTGATTTCCGCAAGGATTTCAGCAGATAGAATGTTTGCAAGTTCTGTTTCAGCGTCTAAGCCATGGATTGCTTTTAAATCTTGAGCAAGTTCCATAGTATATTCTGCTTTAAGAGCTCTACTTCTCGCCGTCACTGTAGTTTTCTCAATTGAGAAAGCCATTTCAGCAAATGCGTTTGCAGTAGCGTCGCCTAATGCCTCAGCCGCAGCTGTAGTCATACCTTGACCTCTAGTATACTCGCCAGCCGGTGCGTCATTAAGAACAGAAGGATTAGTTCCTCTATGTTCAGTAACACCATCGTGAGTAACTGAATCGCCAGCAGCATTTCTAGATGAGTAATCAGTATCAGCTTCATCAAATAGTGCTTCACCACCAGTTGCTGAAGTATATCTACTTCTCATTGCGAAAATAAGTCCTGTTGGACCAGTCATTGGTTGAACACCAGCAATATCGTATGCGATAAGGTTTGGCATTGCTCTTCGTACTAATGAAATTAAAATTGGATCCCAATTTGAAGTTCCAGCAGTATTATTCGTAGGAGCAGCTTCAGTCATAAATGCGCTGTCCTCCTTCATAGCTCTTTCTTGGTTTTCCAAGATAGTAGCCGTAACGGCACGTTTGTAAGAGTCTCCGATTTTTGGTAAATCAGGATGCTCTAAAACTGGCTGCCATTTTTTTTCGTATTGTTCTGATAAATACATGTTATTTTATCTCCCTTTTTATTTTACTTTGTTGATAATTTAATATCTTTTGTCTGACTTATAGCGGCACTATAAGCAGCCATTGCATTGCTTAGGTCTTCGTTTTGACCTTCGCCTGCCGCTACATCATCGTGTCCGTCACCAGCTGCGTCTTTAGTTTTAAAATAACTTTCTTTAATGATTGCTATCTTAGCTCTAAAATCTGCCTCTGTTGAATAATCCACTTCTTCAGCAAGCTTGTTGAACTTTTCTTTAGCTGTGTCAGTTAAATCTTTAGATGTTTCATCTAAAATTTCAGCTGCTTTATACTTGTTAGCTGACTTACTTAATTCAACATTCTTTTCAATTGATTCGTTAAGTTTCTTTTCTAACGTTTCAATCTTTGAAGCTTGATCTTCAAGTACATTATATTTTTCGTCTGGAACATTTATGTAATGATCTTCAAATAATTTTTTAAGACCACTGATAAAGTCCTCAGCGATTTCGCCTTTGATCCCTCTTTCCAAAGCAAGTTCGTTTTCTTTCATCCACTCCTCTACCACGTATGATAGATAAGAGTCGACTTTTTCAACTAACTCAGCTTTAGCACTAGAAGTTTCGCTCTCGAATTTTTTATTATAATCTGCTTCCATTTCTTCTGCAATTTCTTTAACTTTAGATTTAATTGCTGTTTCAAAAATCGTTGCAGCTTTTGTTTTGAACTCTTCCGATAAATCAGTATTTCCAGCTACTAAAGCGTCAACATGTTCTTTTACGTCTATGTCTTTCTCTTTAGTATCTTCTTTCTTCTCGTCATCTTTTTTCGCTTCAACTTCTTCAGTTTTAGCTTCCTTGTCATCTTTTTTGTCAAGGTGTTTTTTCAGACCAGCAGGAAGTTCGCCTTCTTTTACTGTAGATTTATCTTCGGTGTCCGTTGCTGTTTCTTTTTTCTCCTCTTTTTTTAATGTAGGCATAGCGTCAGGCTTACCTTCATGTTTTTGAGCAGGTTGTCCAGAAACAGTTTTAACTGTTTTTGAAGCATCCGGATTGCTGTCAGTAGGTTTAACTACAGGAGCACCTAAATCCTCGGCATCATTTTTTAGATGAGTTGGTTCAGCTGCTACAGCATTCTTTTTCGGAAGATCAGCATTAGGATTAGCATTTTCAGCTACCTCTTTTTGATCTTTTGTTGCCTCAATTTTTTTGTCTATTTCGGCCATTGAGAAATCTCCTTTTTATGTTTAAACATTTATAATTTAACTAGTTATAAATTAATTCGTGGGACTATTTATAAAACTAGAGTTTTTTAAGAAAGCTTTTAAAGACTTCCGCCTTAGCTTCTGCTAAAGCATGTCTCTTTGCAGTCTCTATGTCTCGTTTCCAAGCGCTTAAGTCTTTTTCAACGAGCACACCATTGTCCCAAACCCACTCTTTACTCTCCATTATACCTTCTACGAAAGCGTCTGGAGCGCTAGGGTCTGCAACAATATCAGCTGCTGTAGCTAAATAAAAATCTCTACCTACATAATTTACACCACCTCTTGTTTGTAACGAGCCCATACCTCTTGATGATACGCCTAATTGAGCGCCTTCATCTATAAGACCTTTCACAATCTTACCGTATGGGGTATTCATTATCTTCGCTTCACCAATAAAATTAGTACCATCTGGATGAAGTTTAGTTATCATATGACTAACTCTTTCCAAATTAACAGTTGGAGAATCAGGATGTCCTAACTCGCCAAAAGCCCTTCTTTTATTGATAAATTCTCTGTTATATCTGCTTACTTCTTTTTCAAGTATGTTTTTTTCATAAACACGTCCATTTTTATTTCTAATTTCTGATTGTAAAAAGATACCTCTAATTTTGTAGTCCTTTTTTCCATTGTTGTCTTCTACAATGTACTCTGCATTTTGGACTTCTTCGGATATTAATTTCATTTTCTCCCTTTTGTAGGTTCTAATGTATATTTATAAGAATTTCTATCTAAACTCAACAATAATTGTGTAATTATCGCCTATAGCAAAATCTTTTGTACTTAACAATACATCACCTGTTGGTGTAGTAGCATTGTTTATAATCTCATTTCCAGGTGTTCTTAAATCCCAATGACCATTTCCTGATAGAAAACATATAGTTGAATTGGTTACTCCGTCCCATAATAACTCAACGGCTGACTTATTATTTGACGTATTTACAGAATACCATATCTTACTTAATTTTCTCTTACCATCTTCTGTCATAAAAGTTAATGCGCTAGCGTCAACCTTTGTTACCATAGACTCACCAGTTCCATCTGAAACATTGGTCATTTTTACTACGTACTTGATACCAGATGTATCAGCTATTGTTTGTGTTGTTACCGTATCAGCCATCTATTATTCCTCTCCTAATTTCTCTATTATTTCTTCATCAAAATATTGTTCTAATTGTTCTTTTTCTAAACTGTTTAGAGTAGCGACATCATCTAAAGCACTTTCAAATTTTACTACTATATTATCAGCAGTAATATCTTTGTCTTTTTCTATGATTTCAAAAACTTCTTTAACAGCAGACTGCATAACCGGAGGTAATCCTTTATATGCGTTGCTATCAAATAGTTTATTATTTTCCACAATGTCACTAACTCTCAACATAATTTTATGTTTCTGTTGGTGCTTCTGCTGGAGCTTCAACTGCTGGAGTATCAACTGCTGGAGTATCAACTGCTGGAGTTTCTGGTGCAGCTGGCACCGGTTCAGCAAATGGTTCTGCTATTTCAGGTTTAGTCTCTGCTGATAAATCAGCAGCTGTTTTACCGTCCGTACCGTCAGCATTTGTTATTGTTCCGTCTCTGTTGAATTGTCCTGGAGTTGCTACTTCAGGTTTTTTATCACTATGAGGTTCAGCAAACATTTTACCAGCTATATCTTGTCTTCTCTGATCTAATGCGTCTCCTACTTTTCCTCTTAATGCGTCTTTAAAAGCGTCACCGGCTCCGGCATTATCGCCTGTACCTAATTTATCTATAAAGTTTTTTATTTCTTGATTTGGCATGTTTCATTCCTTTCCATTTATTAATAAGTATCTTCACTATCAACAACCTGATTTCCAGGTGATGATATGATTCCTTTATCAACTTCTCTTTTAATTTGATTATCTATTTTTTCTATGTCTTGAGCTGATTGTTTTAATATATTTTTTCTAACATATTCAACTGAAAAATATTTTCCAACATAGTCTCTTACATCATTTGCTAATGCTACTCTATCTTTTAACATTTCAGCCTGCTTTAATTCTGCAAAGTGACCGTCTTGTAAAAAGTCATAGAATATATTATCTCTAATCATTGGCCATTCTTCTTCAGCAATGATTCCTTTTAATACTAATTGTGTTCTTAAAATATCATTAAACAGTTCAATAAATTTCTTTCTTAATCTTTGAACAAATTTAGTAAATTTTAATTCGTCTCTTGTTATTTCTGTTGATCTTCCTAAATTAAATCCTGTTGAAGCTTCTAATCTACTTGATGGTACATTCAATGATCTATAAAGTTTTGCTCTAAAGTATTCTATGTCTGTAATTTCTCCTAGATTTTGGCCTCCTGGTAATGTAGAAATATCTGTACCTCTACCACCGTCTCTACTTGGTAACCAAAAGTCCTCTAACATTGACATATAGTTTCTATCGTCTCTAATTTCACCAGTAGCTGCGTCATATACAAGTTTGTTTCTATATCTTGCCATAACGTCTCTTAAATATTGTTCAGCTTTCATTTTAGGCAAATTACCAACATCAATTTTAAATATTCTTCTTTCAGGTGCTCTTGCTATTCTGTAAATAACAGCAGCGTCTTCAATCATTCTTAATTGATTAACTGGTTTAATTGCTTTATGTAAATATGATAAAACTATATTTTTATTTTGATCTATTAATCCTGACGGACAAAATGCGATTGTATCTATTGCTATTTTAATACCTTGTAAACTAGCACCACCTACACCTCTTTCATTATACAAAAAATACTCCATAGTTTCGTCTACTAAATTCGTAGCCGATGGAGCAACTCCGTCTGGTCTTCTCTTTCTTACTTCTCTAATCTTTTTAATTTTTCGTGGGTCTATGTATTTAAGTTCAGTAATACCCATTTTGCCTGTTTCGGTATCTATTATTTTTTGGAAATAAATTCTACCATCAACATACCAACGTCTAAAAAGGTCGTGACCTCTAGTGTTGAATTGCATTAATCTTAATATTTCTGCAAATTCTTCCTCTACTCGTCTCTTTACATCACGTCCATAAGGTACACCATCTGTTATTAATCTAACAGCTTGTCTATTTTCATTTGAAACTATTGCTTCATTGACAATATCCTCAATTGCCATATCACATTCTGGATGTATTGAAATTTCTCTATATCTTCTTATGAGGTCTGCTTCAGTCTTTGCGTTACCTTCCATGTCAAGGTGAGACGCAAAATATCCTCCAGCGGCGACAACTTGTGTGCCGTCCTCTGCTTGAGGTGTACTAAAGTTTTGTTTTGGATCGGATTTAGGTTTATCTCTGGTAATCTTAAATCCAAAAAATTCTGCCATAATTTAACTCCTAGTTGTTTATACGATACTACTTATAATGGTTTTAAAAGGGCGATCCGAAGACC